AACCAACTCTTGTATTGGAAGCAATTGAATTACCTCCTCTTCCAATCGCAATTGGTGCTAGACTTGATCCTCTAATAATAATATCATTATTTACAGAATCTAATGTACCATTGATAGTAATTGTATCGCCAGTAGCATTACCTAATGTTGTATTTCCATCTACGGCTAAAGAATTTCTTATCGTAGTTGTTCCAGTAGTTGCTGCAATCGTTAATATTGTAGAAGCACCAAATGCATTAACTGTAGTTGCTCCTGTATTAAATACATCAAAGGATGCTGATTGAGTCGTTACACTAGTTGTGAATCTTGGACTTGTTCCAAATACAGCAACACCAGTTCCTGTTTCGTCAGTTAAAATACCTCTCAACTGAGAAGAAGTTGTGTTTGCAAATACGGATAAGTTATTTGCTGTATAAGCTACTGTTCCTCCTCCACCAAATGCAACCGAAGATCCATCAGTACCAGTAAAAGTTAATGTATTGCTTGCAGTTAATGTTTTATTACTTGCAATTGTTAAGGTTCCAGAAACTGTTTGTGAAATAGCTAATCCATTAATTGATGTTGCTGTTGCTAGCCCTAAAGATGGATTGGTTAATGTTGGTGATGTTAATGTTTTATTTGTAAGAGTTTGAGTTTCTCCCTCAGTTACCAGACGATTTGCGACTGAACCATCATATGTTCTCCAATACTGTCCACTTTCATACCATTGAAGAGCAGAATATGTTGTTACTAAACCTAATCCATTTGTAGTTCTGTTAACTTGAACACCGCCATCAGTACCAGTTAAATTTAATCCTCTTCTCAATTCAATTTGTGCATCAGCAATTACTAGAGTCTGTGATTCAACCGTAGTTGTAGATCCAGTTACTTTCAAGTCACCATTAATAGTAATTAAAGATCCATCATCTTCCATGATAGAAGATACTAATTGACTATTAGCAGAATCCCATTTTGTAACTCTACTGCCAGTTAAATTGTCTGCGTTTTTAAATTCAAAGTTTTCTAAATTTAATACAATACCTTTACTAGCAGTTAGTGCAGCACCAGTATCAGTATTAACGGAAGAAATTGTTATGGTTTTTCCATTTTGACTGATAGTTGTAGCTCCACTTGCAACTAAAGTTACATCACCAGATTCGTATGTTCCAGAAGTGGTTCCTCTTATTTTAGTAATAGTATCTGTATAAGTGGAATCAATTGTAATTGTATTTCCGACTTGGGATATTGAAGCAGCACCTGTTGTTGTGGAAAGACCATTTGCTCCTGTTGTTGTGGTGCCAGTTGCAACTGCTATAGTAATATCACCAGATTGATACGAGCCACCTGTTGCTCTAACTCTAGTAATAGTATCTTGTGATGAAATTGTAATGTCATTTGATGATTGGGTAACTGTAGTTGCTCCGCTTGCGAGGATGCTAACATCACCTGATACAAATGTTCCTGCTCCAGTTCCTCTTAATCTAGTTACTGTATTCGTATCTACACCCGTTAGAGTAATTGTATTTCCTACCTGTGCTACAGAGACAGATCCAGATGCGGCAATAGTAACATCTCCTGATTGAAATGTTCCACCAGTTCCAGCTAATCTTGTTACTGTATTTGTATCAACATAACTTGAATTTATTGTAATTTCATCCCCAGATCGTGCTAATGTTACATTTGTTCCTGCTACTAATGTAATATCATCGTTTACTCCAGATCCAAAATTTCCACCTGAAGTTAATCTAATAATTTTTTTGCCAGCTGCACCATCTTGTGCAGAAATTGCATAAGTTGTGTTATCGTTTGGTGTAGTTACTGTTGATCCTAAATCAATATCTACTCCATTGATAGTAATAAAATCATTAACTAAGGAAGTGTTTGCAATGTTGACAAAAGTATTTGTTGTTCCAGAAAGAAAACTAGATTCAATAGTTTTATTTGTAATTGTTTGTACATCAGTTAGATATACATTTCCTGGATTGTCCCAAACTAAACCAGCACCAGTACTTTTTAAATACTGTCCAGAGATACCAACACTGCCATTGATAACAATGCCATTACCAGTTAAATCTAAATTATCTCCAGAAACAAATTCTTCTATTTTTCTGGAAGTATAATTTACTGCTAAAGGAAAACGATCTGCCATTATACCAATGCCTGGGAATTATTCTTGCGTTAAAAGTATTTATAGACAGAAGAATCTGTTATTTATCATAGAAAATCTGCTTGAATATTTCTTATTCTTAGTTCATCTAGATATTCTGTGGGTCTTTGTTCTGCAAACATTTGATCCAAATCACCGCAGGTTATATTAGTTGGTTGATTTTTGGGATATCTTTCTTTTATTTCTGCTATTCTTCTATCAATTTCTTGAATGGGTTCCATTATTCCTTGCCTCATCCAATATAATGCATCTAATTGTTCTTCTGTGGATGGATACGAATACCATCTTACTTGACCATAATCAACTTCTGTATTTCTATATACTAAAACTTTATCCAAAAATCTTTTATTTTCTTGTTCTCTTAATACACGCTGCTCTTCTTGGAATAATTTGTTCATCTCCTCAATTTTTTCTTCTTCAGAAGGAACATCTAAAAATTCTAATTCTTCTCCTTTGGAAAAATATTGAGCAAGATTTAATTTAACTTCTCTTGTATCTGCTGCTTTTTTTTGTTGTGCAATTTCTTCTTCTATTCTTTGCTTATCCCAATCTTTTTCTATTCCAATAGTAAGTTCTCTTAAAGAACCGTTTGCTAATTTGTACTCAATAATAATAATATTATCTAATATAGATTTAATTTTATATGTTGACATTTTATTGTACCTTAATGATATATGCTAGGGCATAATATGGAGGCAGATTTTTATCTGTACCATCTACACCTTGTGTAGAAACTGTTATATTATGAGTATGGGATTGTGATGTATTGCCAGTTGTCATATTATGTGTATGAGTTTGTGATGCATTTCCAGAAGTGAAATTATGTGTATGATTTGTACTTATTCCACCAGTAGTAAAATTATGTGTATGATTTGCTGATTGATTTCCAATGCTTACGTTATGGCTATGTGATCCATTGGTGTTTGTGGTAACATTGTGTGAGTGAGATCCTCCATTATATGAAGTTATACCTCCATGGTAATGTCCCACACTTATACCATCAGTTGCTCTACCAAAATCAAATCCATATGGACCTTGTACTGCCCATCCTGGACCACCTTGTTTTCCTGTAACGTTAAAATTGTCTCCCCTATCTTGGTAAGTATGTCTGTGATTATTTGATTCTCCACCTGTATTGAAGTTGTGTGCGTGAATAGATCCATTTCCATTGGTACTACCACCATGACTGTGATCTCCAGTGGTATTAGTGCTACCACCATGACTATGAACATCACTCTCTGTTCCTGTAGTTCCAGAATGAGTATGCCCTACACTATTATCACCAGTTGTTCCTGAATGTGTATGTGATTGGCTTTCTGTTCCTGTAGTGCCTGTATGGGTATGTGATTGGCTTTCTGTTCCTGTAGTGCCTGTATGCTGGTGTGATACTAAAATAGCATCTTTAGAACCACCAGTAGAAGATACACTATAAAGATTTCCTGCTCCAATTATAAATCTATCTCTCAAGTCTGGAGTAGTGATTCCATTTGATACTTGACCATCACATAATGCCCATTTGGTTGGAATAGCATTGATTGATCCAGACCACATAATAATTCCGCCAATAGGAAAAGGATCCGAATCTATTGTAATTGTCTGTGAATTTTGAGATACTCTAGTTCCTCCAGAACCTAGAATAGTTATCTGTCCTTCAATATATGGACTTGCTGTTGGTGCTCTAAGTTGAGTAAGTCCAGATCCTATTGTTAATGTATCATTATTTGATCTAGTAATTGTTACATTAGATCCAGCAATTAAAAATATATCTTGAAATCCAGAACCAGATCCACCTGCAGTTAATCTGATTCTTTTTTGGGTAGCATTTACACCATCAGCAACGCTAACTGAGTAAATTGTATTATCATTTGTATCAGGAATCGTAATAGATCCACCAAGTGGAACGTTTGTTCCATTGACATTAATACTAGAATTAATTAATGAAGAATTTGCTACATTTGTTAGTGTATTTAAACTAGCATTAAATGTACAAGAACTTAATGTTTTGTTTAGTAATGTTTGGTTATCTGATAAGAATACATCTGCAGCTCTTTGCCATCTAACTTGTGTTCCAGTTGAAGTTAAGACTTGAGAGTTTGCTCCAGTACTGGTGCCATCAAAAATACCAGCAGCAGTTAAATTTAAAGAATCTCCAGTTGGGAGTTCTCCTACTAATGAGGTTGAATTATTAATTACTAGCGGATATCTATTCGCCATGACCGTTTAATAAGTTTATTGTTGATGGAATTACTTGATTTAATGATTGTCTATATATGGCTTGGTTTTCTTTGTTCACTTTTACAACTTCATTTCTAAAAGATTCTACTGCAGCTCCAGCTTGTCTTGTTTGCTGAGCAGATTCTAAAATTAAAAATGGCAACCAATGTACCGCACATCTCCAATCATCAATTTGTTCTCCTGTATTTGGATTTGTTCCTCTAATTTGAGTAAACCAACTGCATTCTAATCCTATACAATCTTTACCAATTAATGGACAAAAATTTCCTGGCTCTAATTTCATAATTAATTAATAGGTGTAGTGGGCCAATCTTTATAATTTAAATCTTTACATAATGTTTTATAATCTGTCACCTTGTTTGGTAAATCTCTTAAATCTTGGCGATATTTTTTCCAAGATTCTTTTTGAGATTCTGACAAATTATTATCTGCAAGTTGTGTCCAATCACTTTCATATAATTTAGAAGTTCTTATTTTTTTAAATAATTCTTCCCAATTTATATTTAGTTCTAATTCTTCTGCTTGTTGTTTTTGATTCTCTTTTTGCTTTTCTATCTCAGCATAATAAAGATCTATTACAAATTTATATTTTTCTATATTTGTAATTATTTTATTGGGAATTTTTTCTTTATATTCTATATGTCCTTTTTTTTCTATTTCATTCCATTGAATAGCATGTATATTACATTCCAATCCAAAGTTTATATTTTCTGATATACTTAAACATCTTCCATCAATACAGATAGTATTATCTTCTACAATTATAGCTAAATTTTTTTTCATATTAATCTTTTTTGCAAATTATACAATTAACATAATTGACATTCATATTTATTTTTGGATTGGTAAATCCATGATCATGAGCTGAGGACAGAGTTGTGTTTTCTCCAATTGCAAATGATCCATAGTTCATATAATTTGCTGATGCTCCAAAAGCATTAAACAATGGGTTTGGACCTACATCCATCCAAAGACCTCTTGCACTAGCATTTAATGTATATGGGTGGGTGTGTGCAGGTATTTCATTTGAGGATAAACTGTGTGAATTTACATCTCCGTCAAATGTTTGTCTATTTGCCACAAAAATGGATGCAAATCCATTTCCAGTAACAGATACAAAACTACCACCAGAGCCAGTAACTATTCTCATTGCTGTATCATTTAACCCAGTATCTGTTAATTTAGTCCATCCAGTTGGAGCAGAAGATTGATAAAACACTAATGTTGTTCCTGTTTGGAATTGTTGGGGAACTTCTGATAATGTTATGTAATCTGATGTATCAATACTTCCATCTGATCTTAAAAAACCATGTGGATTTATTCCTCTATCTACAGTAACTGATGCTGTAGCTCTTATTGTAGTTCCGTTTATATTTCTTGCCCAAAAATCACCATTAGAATCTCTTGCTACAATTTTATTTCCACCTCTTGCACTTTCAGTACCAACTACTGCATCCACTGCCCAGGTTCTTGCAGCAGAACCATCGTAATTATCTCCAGTTAAATATGATCCTCTAGTTAATACATTTGCTACCTTATCTGCTGTTCCAGTTAAATTTCCTGTGACATTTCCAATTAAATCTGCTGTAATTGTTCCCGCTGAAAAATTCTTATTTGCATCTCTAGCTACTATTTTATTTGCTGTATTTGATGCTGTAGCATCTACAGCTATAGTTCTTCCATCTAATCCATTATATAATGTTGCACTATTATCGTAAATAATATAAGAACCTGCGGTTAAATTTTGTAACGAGATACTAAAATTTAATGTATCATTATTTGTTCTTCCTATACTCAAATAATTTCCATTGGTGGTTAGAAATATATCTTGAAATCCAGAACCAGATCCACCAGCAGTTAATCTAATTCTTTTTTGAGTAGCATTTACTCCATCTGCAACACTAATTCCATATAAGGTATTGTCATTTGTATCGGGAATATTAATAGAACCTCCTAAAGATACATCAGTTCCATTAATATTAATTGATGAATTTAATAAATTATTATTTGATATATTAATTAGAGAATTTGATGATGCATCTAAAATACAATTAGATAAAGTTTTATTTTGTAGAGTTTGTGTGTCATTTAAAAATACATCTGCTGCTCTTATCCATTTCACATTACTATTATTGGAAGATAAAACTTGCCCATTACCACCAGTACTAGTACCATCAAATATTCCAGATGATGTTAAATTCAAAGAATCTCCAATAGACAATTCTCCTACTAAACTTGTTGAATTATTGATGACTAATGGATATCTGCTTGCCATATAAGATTTTTATATGTATTTATGAGGGGGGTTGACAAGCCTTCAAATCTGTGGTATCATAAATAAATGTTAAGGAATGCAAACATTTCTTAACATATTTTAATAAACCTTACGTTCTTTTAAAACTATGACCGCATCCATCGCTCAACAGCGTGGAAGTAACACTTGGGAACAATTCTGTGAGTGGGTAACTTCTACCGATAATCGTCTTTACGTCGGTTGGTTCGGAACTCTAATGATTCCAACCCTTCTCGCTGCTACTATTTGTTTCATTGTTGCCTTCATTGCTGCACCTCCCGTTGATATCGACGGTATCCGTGAACCAGTTGCTGGTTCACTAATGTACGGAAACAACATCATCTCTGGTGCTGTTGTTCCTTCGTCCAATGCTATTGGACTTCACTTCTATCCCATCTGGGAAGCTGCTTCGCTTGACGAGTGGCTATATAATG